AGATAACTCTTTAGGTGAATTAAAAGAATGGAATGGTCAATTTATAGATCTTCAAACGCGCGAAGGTTCTACAGTTCGTGGTTATCCGCAGCCACCTTTATTGAGGAAGGAAACATCTTCGAGGTACGTGATTTATTCAGCTTCGGCTGACCCGAGACTTCAAGAATGGATCAAGACAAGCAGCCCGACGCTAGTGACTAATGGCTACGTTCAGCAGCCTGATGGTAAGGCGGATAAGATGGAACTATATCGATATCAACGAACCTTCACGAGCGGTGAAACTGTAGGCGTGCCGGAACTGTCGGACAAATTGACTGGTTCAGTCGCTGATGTCGTACCGAAGTCGAAGCTTGAAGAAGCCGTGCCACTGGATGTCCTAACCAATATGGTGAATTCGGTAACTAGAAATATAGAAGCGGATGCAACCTATGATGGCGTGTCTTTTCCCGAGACATGGACTCGCGATCAGGTCGCAGCTGCTTTCCCTGGTATTCGGTGGGTTGATTTAGTCAGACCTATTGAAAAAGATATTCCTTCAATTCCGGTTATTAGTACGCCTAATGCTGATGTCATTCCTGACTGGGGAACTTCACCAGATAATGGGGATCTGTCAGATCCTCAAGCGCCGCCTATCTCGTCAATTATTCAGCCGTATAAAACAATGCAGTCAGACATTACAAATAGCCTTAGCTTTAACATTCCTCGTGGAGAGTGCCCAGTATTTACAGTGAATTTCTTTGGGAAAATTAAATCCGACAATACATTTTGTGAATTTATGAGTCAGTATGCAGGCGTGTTAAGGGTGATTTTTCTTGCTATGTCTTCAATTCTCTCTGTACGTATTTTTCTAACAGCATAGGTGACTTATGTACGCTGTACTTTTATCTGCTCTAACACTGATAGCAAAATTCTTTGTAAAAGGGACAGTAATCAAATTTGTCTTTTTTTCAGCTCTGGCATATTTCGTTATTGAAATGGTGCCATACATAATCACTTTCTTCCTGGGGGGCAATTATTTAGCTGGCATATTTGATCAGATGCCATCTGGTATTTTGTACTTTCTAAATGTGATTGATTTCAAGACATCATTTCAAATTGTCTTATCTGCTTATGTTGCTCGATTTGTAGTTCGTCGGTTGCCGGTGGTCGGATAATGGCTATTAACCTCTATGTCGGCTTGCAGGGCGCTGGAAAATCATATGAAAGTGTCAAGTCTGTGATTTTGCCTGCGCTCGCTCAGGGGCAGCGTGTCGTGTCTAATATCGAGGGTCTTGATAAGGAGAAGGTCTACAACTACGTAAAAAAAATATTCAAGGTCGAAGAGTCAGCAATAGGCGAGCTTGTATATGTTGAAGATGATTTTATAAAGCGAGATGATTTTTTCCCCACTGAGGCTGGAGATTCAGAATATGTAAAATATGGCGATCTTGTTGTAATCGATGAAGCGTGGAGATTCTTTGATAGTGAAAGAACCTTGCTACCAAACCATAAACAGTTTTTCGGCATGCTGCGACATTATGGCTGTCAAATGGCTGTTATTAACCAGACAAATGGACTTTGTAAAAGTCTACTAGGAAGAATACAGACAACCTATAAAATGCACCGAGCTTTCTCAGTTGGATTTAAAACACGCTACTCGATTATAAGTTTTAGCGGTTCCGAAATGCGAAAGCAGGATATTTATAAGACGCAGGCTTTCTTAAAATACAACCCTGAAATCTTCAGTCTGTATAAATCAGAAAAACAAAAGGCTTCAACAAAGCTAGATAAACGTCAAAACATCTGGTCGGTATTCGGGTTGCTACTTCTAACAATTGGTGTGCTAGCTGTTTCAGCAACGTTTTTGTTTAATCGTTTTTATGGTGTTTCACCACAACGAGATGGAAACGTTACAACAAGCACAACACAACAACGACCATCAACAGCAACAACAAATTTTATTGAGCCTACTCAAAAGGCAACAGCATATAGATACGTGGGATTTTATTCGAAAGGCGATCAGAGATTTGCCTTATTAAGAGATGAAAATCAACTACTCGTTATCATTCCCTACTCAAGATGCACAAATGAAGGTCGACGAACCTCTTGTGAGCATGAAAATGAAAAAGTAACTTTTTATGGTGGTATCAAATGAAAAAAATCTTTCTTACGATTGTTCTCCTCGCAAACTCATTCTTTGCGAATTCAACAAATATCGATTTTTCAATAACGGACGCTGGTCTTAATGATGTAATCACCCTTGTATACTCGGACATCTTAAAAAAACCATTCATGTTAGATCCGGCCATCGTAGAGAAACCGCAAAAAGTAACTTTTTACTTTACTAAAAATCAGGATTTCGAAAAAACCTTTAATTCGTACCTTAATAACTTAGGCTACGAGGTAAAAACAAAAGCAGGTGTCGATTACATAAGAGTTGCACCAGAACGGCATTCAGCACCGCCGAAAACCTTTGTGTATGTTTACCAGCCTTTCCATCGAACTGTTTCATATCTCTCGGATATCATTTCAAACTCACTCCAAAACAACTTTTCTACAGTGACCGGGATTGGTGATGGCAATATGTCACCTGGTTCAGTTGCACCAGATAGCGCTGGGCAGCTGCTAAGCAGAACTGGAGATAGACTTGTTTTTAATGGTACTCAGGCAAAGATAGAAGAGCTGAAAAAGCTACTTTTGGAAATCGATGTACCAAGTGATTCTGTTGAGATAACCGGTTATCTATATGAAGTGGCTACAAACAAAAAAAATGGTTCAGGAATGCAGTTGGCTGCAAAACTACTTTCCGGGAAATTTAAAATCGGCATGGGGGCAACGCGTGGTTATAGCAACTTCATTTCACTCTCATCAGGTAGTGTAGATGCCCTTTATGAGCTGTTTTCCACTGACAACCGGTTTACTGTGGTATCTGCCCCCCGGTTAACGGTGGATTCAGGAGAAAAAGCATCTTTCGCGGTTGGTGATGATGTCCCGGTACTCAACACAACAACCATTACAGATGGAACCGTGCAGCAAGGTGTGTCTTATCAGAGTGCTGGAGTCCTCTTCAATGTGTCACCAGTCGTAATATCATCAAAAATAAGACTTAACTTCACACAGGAGTTGTCTAGCTTCGTAGAGACCACAACCGGCGTTAATGACTCACCGACTAAAACAAAACGAACTATTCAGAGTGTTGTGACAGTTGATAATGGTTCGATAATCGTCGTAGGCGGGCTTGCTTCTCGTAAGAAGTCAGATAACAGAACTGGCATTAGTTTCTTACCGGATATCTTTGCTCAAAATGCTGACTCTGATGAGCACACTGATTTAATTGCGGTCATTCAAGTAAGAAAGCTCGGCTAGCGCTCTTTCGGAGCGCCAGCGACGAAAGAGGGATGGTCGGGCTTTCCCTCTCTCTTTCTCTTTCAAAAAATTTACTTTTCTTTCTTAACCCTTCTTCTATCGATCCGTGTCAATCGATTAATCGTGGGGGCCCCTCTGGGGTTCCGATTTATCGATTTACACCTCCTCGACTATCAAACTTCTATCTGGTCGTTGGGGGGGGCATTTCACCCCAACGACCTGATAAGCCCGTGTGCCCTTTAGCACCGCGCAGCGGTTTGGGGTTCTAGTGACACCCAAACTTTGGTATGGGATCGCATACTTTTCTACAAAACCGCACCGCTCTAAAAAGGTCTTTTTTTCATTTTGTTTTTTCCTTTAACCCACTGAAAAAGGCGTCTATCCGGTCAAGGTCGCCATTTTCCATCAGGTATAATGCAACCTGAGTCCAGGTGATGCTTTTCTTGTGTTCAAAGCTGAGTTCAATTGCTTTTTGTTCCAGCCGTTGTTTAGTCGATAACGGCACTCGCATTGAGATGGTTTTGTTCGTATTCATGAATCCTCCTGGCATTACTCTACAGCAGAGTAGCAGTTGCATAAATAATAGAATATGTGTATACGTATATACAGGGATTCAGGGATACGGTTAAGGTGCTAAATAAATGTACTTTTTTGATTGGCTAGACATCTCTCAAGATTTTGGTGCGGATTTGCCGATCATGAGTGATTTGGTTTATCTAAGACTGAATACGGTAACGGGTGAGCACGGCTCTGTGAATCAGCCATCAATTCGCCATCAGGGGAGCTTTTGTGATCAGCTTATGATTAGCCTCAAGGGCTCAGAGCTGCGTGTATCCGGAAACCCATCTCGCTGGGGACGCCTTGATAATCTCTTTGGACATACGACAATTGATCAATGTGTTGCTGTATACAATGGGGTTCTGCGGTCTATGGGCTTGCCTGAATTCACAAAATGCACAAAAACACTGGTTGTCCAGGGTGATAGTAATGAAAAAGTAACTTTTACTAGCAATGGTGCAATGGTGAGAGAGATTCATATCACTACAAACACTGCTGTTGGTGAAGGTAATGTGCTTGATTACATAAAAGCTGTAAGCACTCAGCGTTATCGTAATTCGACGCCATATCTTTACCCGAACGGGCGTTCGGTTGACTGGCGTACAAAATCAGGAAGCACAAGCTTGGTCTATCCGACGGTATACGACAAAGCAAATAACCTGATTGATAAAAACTTAAACAAGATTATTAAAACATTCGGTGAAAACTCAGAAGAGCATAAGTATCTTCAGACATTGATTGAATATTGCCAAATCAACGGCGTGGTTAGATTTGAGCAAAAGTTAAAAAATGAATACCTCCGTAGAAACAATATGCGTTTCTGGGGTATTGCAAACTTTGATCACTTGGAAGACTTACAGAATCAGTTCCTTGATATTGATCAGAAATTAACGGTGACTGCCATGAATTTTGAAACTATCTCAGATCATCTTATTGCGGAAGGTATTGTAAGCAATACAAAATCGAGCATCACAACAGCTATGTATGCATATCTGTGGATGCAGGGTAAAGAATTTGATTTTTCAAAATCTGCCGTGAAAACTCATCGGGCACGTTTGAGAAAAATCGGTATTGATATTGCTATGCCTTGCAATATTTCTCAGTTCCAGCCAGTGGTGGTGAAAAATGTACGCCAGATCGAGCGTCAAACCCTAACCGCACCATCCTGGTATAAGCAACCACAATTCCTCATGGCAGTGTAAGGACAAATTATGATTAGAATTGAGATTTTAAAATCAGAAATTACAACAAGATCATTTACCGCTAATGGTAAGGATGTGACCATTTTTGAGCAAACAGCTTATATTCATCTCGGTGATGACTACCCAGCTAAATTTTCTTTGACACTGCAAAAAAACCAGCAAGCTTATCAGCCGGGTGATTACACCATACACCCTGGCTCTTTGCGTGTTGGTAATTACGGATCACTGGAATTCCAGCGAAATGTGATTTTAGTACCTTTGAAAAATTAACTACCATGATTTTTTCTTTCTGCAATATTGAAACAAAAGCCTGCAATGACTTCGATTTTAATGTTGTCATTGCTGGTAGTAATTTCGGTATGTTCGAAGGTTTTTTATTGGTAATCGGAGCTTTCCTAATGGGCTTTGCTATAGGCCATATTTGGAAGACCATATTAAGACTATAAATACTTCTGGAGAAACAAAATGGAACCAACAAACGCACTCGCAGGACTTCTGAACGCAATTAACTTTTCTGACCTTATTGCAATCATGGTTGGTGTCGGTACTGCTGGCGTTTCCTTCATTCTTGCTGTGGTTGGTGTTAAACGCTTCTGGGCTCTTGTCAAAGGCATCTAATAACTTTCCATAATACCAAGGGGCTCCGGCCCCTTTTTTTATAACGGTGCAACCATGTTTATTTTAGGAATCATATTAGCCCTTGCATTTATTGCTGGTCTTACGATGAGATAATCATTATGACAACAAAAAAGTTACTTTTGCTCGGTGTCCTACTCACAAGCTTTTCAGTAATGCCTTTCCTTCAGCTGGCTTATGTTGGTGAGTCTTTATTCTCTGCTGGTCTTGGTCGACTCTTTGCTACAAGAGCTGCATCAGCTGCTACAGGTGAAGTATTTTCGAAATTACTACAAAGCACGGTTTCTTCATCAAAAACCATTTTGCAAAAGAAGCTTGCTAATATACCCGCAAAGTCAGCGTTACGAACTGCCGGTGGCGGAACGTTCCTGGCGATACTCGGTCAATCTGGCATTTCTATTTACGACTATTTCGCAAATGAAAAAGTAACTTTCGAAGGCGCGGTCACTGATGAGAATTTGAAAGTTAGTCGACCTTC